TTCTAAATTGTCTTGGAATTTTTCTGTATGGTGAATTGGAACAATATATTGTTCGTCTTGAAAGTCAACCCAATAACAACTAATACGATTCTCTTGTGGATGTTGTTGAACATCTGAATACATTTGCAATAATACAAATGGTTTAGATTGTATTTGTTGTTTAAGTTGGTTGAATAGAATATCTGTATTTACTATAACCATTTATTATAAGTATTGATTTATAACATCAAAATGTAATTTTTTTATCCGGCTCCGCCTCCACCTCCACCAGCGTTACTTGGGGGAACAACTCTTTCACCTTCAAGATATCTAACCTGTCCTGACTTTTCCCAATCCGTTGAAAATCCAGGTCCTGGTAGTGCGTCGTAATAGGTTTCCCCCTCAATAGTTCTTTTTATAAATACAACATTGAAAGGAATATTGTAACGCTTTCTTAATTTTCTATGGAATTTTCTAAGTTTGTCTATTTTGTCTAATTGTTCTGCAGATATAATCCCTTCATCTGTAGCCTCTCTTAATGTTAAACCAGCAGCTTCGTCTGGAACTCTATATGAATTTGCTGGAACTGATGATGATTCAGTTATACCACCTACTGCAGTTATTTGAGTTTCATTTTCTTTAAGAACATCTGAAGATATATTTGGATTAATTGGTTCCGAACTTTCTATTGTTGTTTTTGGTTCTGATGTTCCCACTTCAGTTACAACTAACTTATCTTTAATCATTTTTGGAAAGTCTAATTTCATTTTTGCATTAATTGATGTGGACCAACCAGAAGTAGTGATTGAATGATTGATTGACATTATTATAAAGTATGTATATTTACGATAAGTTTCAGGTAAAAAGTCTATTCTGAATAAATTACCCGGCACTAAACCACCTATTCCATCAATCGTTAAATCTAAATCAATCGGTATAATCGTTTTTTGTATTGTCCAATTGGATTTATCACCTAAATAATTAGAGTGATTTAATTTTGATAAAAATCTTTTCGTTGATTCATCACTTAAACCACCATTATTATCATAATTTAATGGGTATGCCAAATCTAATGATGTTGGTTCTGGAGCACTTTCGTCAGCTGACTCTCCCTCAGATAGTTCTTTACTTTCTTTTAGTTTTTTTTCTACCTCATCTTTAAGTTTTTTAAAATCTTTACTTATAGAAAATACATCTTTAAATCCAAGAGAAACTGAACCTGTTGGTTCACTAATAAAATTTGAGTCTTTGTTGTAATCTACTAAATCTAATCCCACTCCATCATCTGTAATTGGTGTTGAAAACTCTTTAATAACAATTGGGTCTACAATTCTTTTGTCTTTTCCTAACTTTAAGTTTTTATTTGATTTTTTAAAGTCAGGAATAATTGCATTTTGTAATGCAGTATATCCCTCTATTCCTTTATCGTATATTGTTGATGAGTTTGTAAAATTACCATTTGCAAGTTTTTGTTGTCCACCATACAATGCTAATGTTGCGGCTTCTTTTGTTAGTTGTAAATTTAAATCGTATGATGATATAATACTATCTTTTGAAAAAACACTAAATTGCATCATATCATTTGGATTTGACAAAGATTTTTTACCCTCAATGTATTTTTCGTAATTTATTACGTTTGATTCATCTAATAATCCCTCATCTCTTTCTATTGGATTCATATAGTATTGGTCATTGATACCAATGGTTCCGTTATTTTTTTCATCTGGATATATTGTAAAGTTAAAAAATCCACCATATTTTGAAGATACATCTGACCATAAACTTCTCAATCCTTCTTCTACGGAATTTATATTTTCAAAATGACTTTTTAAATAATCTACTGAAAATACCATATTTCTTATATTACCATAATATTCATTTGGTTTACCGAATGGTTTAAATTTCTCATCAATGAGTTCAGAAAGTTTTTCAAAATAAATTATTTGGTTTAATCTTTTATTTAAATCTATTTTATCTTTTCTTTTTAATTTAATATTTCCACTACTTTTTTCATCTGGACGAACACCTTTTTTTAAATCTTTTTCTATGGTATTTCTTGTATTACCAGCTATGTTATAATATTGTCCTGGTAGAATAATATCATCAAATCCTAATGAATATAAATTTGGATTGTTATTACAACGATTTGAAAATAATTCTTTACTATCAATTATGTCTGTTGGTGTAGGTTCACTATCATTGAAAGCTTTAAAGCTTACTTTGTCAAGTTCAGTTTTGTTTAGTTCATATCTATAAGGTGAGTGAACACTTCTTATTTCTTGAAATGGAAATTTCCCGTCATTGTCATCGATGATATCTATTTTAAAAAATGAATTTAAAATCACATCTTCAAACCAACCCCAACTACAATATAGATTATTTGAACTTTCTAATTTTGGTAACAATTTACTCGAGGTTCCCGTACCTGCTTCTCTTCTACCACCAGCATCGGAACCTATTATGTATTTAAAGTTGGTTGATAGTGCACCTTTTTTAAAGATATGTTGTATTCTGAATCCTCGGTTTTTCCGACTATCTTGTTTACTTTGTCCTACCAAGTCAACTCGTTTTTCGGAAAGGGTGTTAGTGCGTATACCTTCTGAGTTTGGTTCGTTCAAATAATCAGTAATGAAGTCTTCTTCAAATAATCAGTAATGAAGTCTTCTAAATTATTAATCGTTGCACGAAATGTTATGGTTTGGTTAACTGCTCGTTCGACTGATAGACTACCAGTGCTTCTTGTATATGACTTTACATATGGGTTTGGTTCTTCTGTATCATCAAGATTTGGAATTGGTGTATAGAGTGGATTTTCTCCTCTTGAAGTAATTTTTAAAGTTCCTTTGTATCCACCTTCGTCTGTAATACTATAATTATATGATGTTACAACTCCTGCCTCCGCTTGATATGAATCTACTGATTTGTTATTTCTCTCTTGTAAGTTTTTCAAAAACTTATTCATATTGTTTTTTGTCAATGGTGGAACTTTTAAATTTCCTAAATCACTATCAAGTCCCCAACCAAATTCCACTACCATAAGTCTTCCGTGTTGTAAAAAGAAAGGTAATACTCTTTCTTCAAAATCTATTGGGTCTGGACACTCCCAACCTACTTGAATTTCTTTAATGAAAAATGTTTTCTGTGTAACTGACACACTCGTAATTCCAGTATGTCCTCTCCATATAAATTTTTTATCATTGGTGAAAGGACTTTTATTAAAAGCTAATGGTGTGTTTGTTTGAATTTTAGTTCCGAGTCTATTTTCAGACTCCGTTGGTTTAATATAACTTGCAAAATTTAATACTCCAGTTGATGTTTCACCTTCTTCATTCTCAAGTGGTATATCCACACTTAGTCTGACGAAAGTATTACGAACCAATTGATATGAAAGTGCATTAGTTTGTTCTAAACCATCTCTATTACTTCTTGGTTCCAATGCTGAAGTATCAAAACTTGGTATTGAGTTTTTAGTATCACGATTTGGGTTCAAAGTTGGATTATCGTCGGTAAGCCCTACTTTGTTAAGTGCCTCTATTTTTTTAAAGATTGCTCTTTTAACACTTGGTTTGATGTGTTTTGCTTCAAAAGCACTCATTAGTCGTTCAAAGCCTCATAGTCAGCTAATATCTGACCAATACTGGTAGGTATTCTATATTGTTTATTTGGGTTCATATACATAGAACTACCATTGGATTGATTTTCTGGATTTGACTTAGCGATTACCCACCACAATTGAACATCACCATAATAATCATAAGCTAAACTATCCAACCTTTTACCATATTGTCCTTGAATAAAAATATCAGAATCTCTAATGGGGATTTTAGGATACTGAGTTTGACCTAAATATCTTGTTCCGTTTTCATCTTTTAAAATTGTTTGATTATCGTATCTTGACATTGTAACTCCTATACAAATTCAGCTGTTGGTATTTTGTCTTTTATTAATTTATTTTGTCCACGAATACCCTCTTTAAGTCCATCATAATTAAGACTTCGTGTTGATGGTAATTCTCTTCCAATGTATTGGAAAGTGCAACTTATATCACACATATGTGGAAATTGTGCTCCGTCTATGATTTCCCAAGATGAAGCTTCAGGAATCGTTACATTGACTGATTCAAAATAACCTGGTGTGTTTTTAAACATATCACCAATAGTTAAGTAGACATAGGGTGCTGTTGGTCTTGTAAATTTTTCTCCCACTCTACTATCATTATTTTCATAGAAAAATGGTTTAAATGAAGGTTGTGTTAAACCTTTTAATGCACTTACTTTTTGCCACACTATACCTAATTCATTTTCGTTCGTAGCTAATACTTTTAAACTAAATGAAATACTACGATTAAAGTTTTGATAAACGTGAACTGAATCTGGTCTTCCTATGTATTGTATTTTGTTGTAACTCGCTTGTGAATTATCCGTAATACCTGTAATCAATGCTGGAAATATAATCCATTTACCATTGACTGCATCTCGGATTTTAAATTTAATAAAGTCATCTGAACCTTTGGTATCAAGTGTTGTTTCTTTTTTATCGTTTATTGTAGAACCTGGAACTTTATTTATTGAACCAAATTCACCACCATATAAAACTTGAAGTTTTTTACTACCTGATACTCCTACATTTTGTGTGGTTGAAAAGTAAGAAACTGCTGCTGAATTTACTTTTCCTTGAAAAGTCTGTGGATTATTTTCATAATTATTACCAGTATGACGATTTTGTCCTGCTTCTGATACATCTCCATTAAGAACTTCAGTTACGGAGTCTATATTTCTAATAATTGATGTTCTATCATATTCCCGTGTTTCTGGTCTTGCATTTTTCTTTTGTAAAACCGATTGTTTTTCTTTGAATAAAAATCCTTTTGGTGTTGCTAAAAATTTAGTTAGTCTTTTTGCGTCCTCTATTTGTCTATCGGTATTCAATACAAAACCACCACGAACAAAACCACCATCTTTACTTGTTCCTTTATATTTGTCACCTATGTCGTGTGTGATTAGTTGGTCGTCGTCTGGTTTAAATTTTTTGTGTTGTGCATTTACTTGGTTATCTGTAAATTGAGTTTTTCTTTCTGTGTTATCTCTTTGATTGACACTAAAAGTCCCAGTTTCAGTAGTGTTGGTTCCACCTATATTATCATTGAATAATGACTTAGCTGGTTCTTTAAATTCAGTAGAATCACCTGGTTGTCTATTTGGTGTAAATCCTGTTTGATTCTTATTATCAAAGTAATCCACAACCTTTCCTTTGGTTGAGAACAATGAATTTACCGGTCTGTTAAATTCAGTAGAATCACCTTGTTCTCTACCTGATGTGAATCCTGTTTGATTCTCATTATCAAAGTAATCAACGGTTTTACCTTTACTTGATAGATTTGATTTTAATTCTATTAATGCCATTTAATTATCCCATATTCACATTTGAGTCTACTATACCACCATACATATTAGGTCCACCTGCTGATTTTTCTGTGTTGTTTGCGATTTTGTCTAATACATCTGATTCTTCATTGAACCCTGCGATTAATATATCATTTGTTTTCTTTTGTAAATCTATTTGTGTTTCTTGTTTATCCAATGATTCACCACGACTTACTCTCATTAAGTCCGATACTGATAATCCAATCGCTCCTGCAATTGCATCTTTTTGAACTACATTCATAGTTTCTAAATTAACACCCATTGCGACGGATTTAATTTCTCTCATTAATGAATCTTGGTCACCAGATAATGCTGCCTGTCTGGCCTTTTCTAAGTTTATAGCTCTACCAGTTAAAACTTGTGCTTCAAATTCTTTCGTTATACTACCCTCAAAGTCTAATAAATCTCCAGCAACTTTTAATACTTTTTCTAAGTTTAATCCCATTTGATTTGCTGCAACTGCGGCTTCAGCTAATCCCTCTGCACCTTGTTGTGAGAATCTTGCAAAGGACTCGGCGTTTGACGCCATATCAGATAGAATACTACCCTTTGCAATACCGGCTGTTTTGGCCATTGCTGCTGCCTGTTCCTGCATACTCAACGCCATATCAAATGAAATACCTTCCGTAATCATTAATTGTTTGGTTAGTTTTGCAACTTCGTCACCACCAACACCAGAGTTCTGTGCAAACCTTTCAATGTTTGCTGCGTTTTCTGCAGTAACTAATTCTAAATCTTTAAATTCTGTGGATAAGGTTGTGAGTGTTGTTTTTATTTTTTCAGCGTCAAGTCCAATCAATTCAAATTGAAGTTGTTGCATTTTTAATGATGCTAATTGTCCGTCAAGTTGGTCTTTACCCATACTTAATTCATTTGATAAATCTCTTGCAGCTTTGTTTAAACCTCTAAAAGCCAGTGCAATTCCTATCACTACACTAGCGAAGATTAAAAGTGGATTAGCTTTCATAATCATATTTAAAATTCTTCCCTGTATCCCTGTCTTTTTTAGTCCTTCTTCTGTTCCGTCAAGTGATTCTTGAAGGTCTCCTTCTATTATTGAAACTGCTTTATCAAATTGTCCATTTATAAACTTTGAAACTCGTCCACCAATTAGTGGAATTTTATCAGTAATGTCCGTGATTCCGTCTTTTACTTTACCAACAACACCTACTGTTTCTTGAAATGATTTATTTGCACCAACGACTGCGTCTTCCAAACCAAATTGTGCATCAAGTGCAGTATTTAAATCTGCATCTCCTCCAGCTTGTTGTCTTTGTAATGCTCTCGCCCGATAATCTATCGTGGTATTTCCACCCATACCTATCTTTTCAATACTTTTGACTGCATCAGATAAACCTGTATTTATCCCTTTATATAATGTATTAGCGTGTTCCCTTTCTCTTATTTCTTCTTCTAATACATCTCTTCTTTCCTTGGATAAATTTGCAGTTTCATCAATTACTTTTTTTCTTTGTTCTATTTCAGTCGTTAAGGTAGATTGTGTGTCTGTTAGTTGGGAAAATATTTGTCCTAAATCATTTGACTTTATTCCAAAAGCTCCAAGTGCATCTTTATTTTTATTTACTTCAAATGAAAAATTTCTTAAATCTTCTGCTAAGGTTTTAAATGTTTGAGCTGATTCACCGACAATATCATTGTATTCTTTTTGAACAAGTTTGGCTTTATTTTTGGCGTTCTTTTCATCAATTTTTGCTTGAGTAGTATCTTTACCATCAAGTTCAAGTTGTTGTAATACTGCAGAGGCATTCTCTACCCTACTATTTAGTTTTTCTAAATTTGAGGCCAACGCCTCTATTTGAAGTATTGATTTTGATTTTGCCATATTTGTTTTTTTTATTAAGGAATTATATTATTTGAATAATCGGTCTACTTCACGTGAAATCTGGTCAGCTTTCTCTTTACCTACACGTTTTCTAAAACTTGTATTAAAGTCATCGATAGCTTTATTTACTTGGTCAACTGACTTTTTAATTTCAGGATTCTTTGTAATTATATCTCGTGTGGTTTTACCCATTTTCTTTTTAATCAAATTAGAGAAAATTTTGGTTAAAATTTCGTTGATTTTTTGTTGTTCTGTGAGTTTACTTTTCATCAATAATAAATATCAAGTTTTAAGATTTTCATTGAGTTGGACCAAAGTTATCTGGTTGTCCGTTATTAGTTCTAATTTCATCAATTTGTTTCGCTTCCTTTGTTTTGGCATCAACTAATTTTTGAGCATAAAATCTTCTCAAAGGTATTGGCATATTGTAGAGTTCGTTGTGGTTGAACCCATTTCCATAATATGCTATGTTAAAGATTTCTTCGTGAATAGCCGCCCTATTACTCGGCGGCTGGCCAAAAAAATTCGACCCCAAGCGGAATATCAACTTTATGATTCCCACCAGTTTGACTTACATAGTCAAATTTCAAGATAATGTCTGGTTCAATCGACTCTCTATAAACTCTAAATGCTTTTGCGTCCATTGCCAAAAATTCATTATCTACGAAACTATCAATCTTTTTCTGGTCTTTATCTCCGTCTATTGACTCTATTTGATACTTTAATCTTGTAGTTAAAGTTTTATCAATACCAGTTAGTTTTGTTAATTTTTCATAGTCTTTAAGAATTTCATCAATTTTAGTTTCATCACTCTGAGTTAGTAGTTTGAACTCAACGACTCTTTTTGAATTTGGTAATTCAAATGTAAAGCTATTACCATTTTCATATAGTTTTTCGTCTATTTTTTTGTGTTCTAATTCTGTTAAGTCTACGACTACATCAACTTTTTCATTAGTATCTGGGTCAGAGATTACACAATTGTAATCCTTTCCATACCCTAAAATACGAGTTCCAACCATAAGTGCATTTTTATCACCGATTAACATATCATTTATTTTAACCTGTGGGTTAGCAATTACACTTTCCAGTAGTCTTTCAATTACTTTACCTTGTTGAATTAGATTTGTGGAAGTTAAGATATCTTCCTCTTTTGCTGTCATATATTTGACATCGATTGTTCCACTACGCAAAGGACTATCTTCGGGATATAATATTCCCTTTGATGGTAAAGATAGAACTTCAGTAGGAAATCCATACTGATTTTCAGCCATTTTGTGTTACTCCTTGATTAATTAAGAATTAATAACTTATTATTTTTTTAAAACTTTTTCAGCACCTGCGATACCGAAACTACCTAATGTAGTGAATAGGAATGAATTGTAAACAACATCGTTGATTACTAAATCTTTACCCATAAGTCCAGTTACAACATCTGCCATTGCAAACAAAACCATTATCGTAAACGCTCCGAAACCAATTATTGATTTCTCGTTGTATTCATTGTTGTCTTTGAATATTGCCCACATAATTTTTCTCCGTTAGAATTGTAAGATTGCGTAATCGTATCTTAGTGTTAATGAAATATCAGAAACATTAGTTGCTGAATAATCCATATCACTAAAGTTAGCTGCAGTGATGAATGCACCTTTTAAAGTCCACTCTTCTACTTTATCACCAACTGGTCCTAATACATTAAATGTAATATCTTTTTTATAGAAGTCTGAGTATCCGTCACGACCTGTTACTGATTCGTGATGTAATCTTACCCACTCCATAACTGCTTGTGCTCCACTTGGAACGATTGGGTCATAAAGAGTTACTGTAAGTGCTTGCCACTCAGCTTTACCTTTAACATATCTTTTAACATTAATATGGTCAAGTGCAACTTCGTTTAAATTTAAATTAGGTCTTCCTGTTGTTTTAACCAAAAATGCTGGAATACCCTCAATGTTCATAATAAACCTATTTGATAACTTTGGTTCAAATGGTGTAAAAAACATTTCATTTGGGTCTATAAAATCTGCCACTTTTCTTCTCCTATAAAGATTTCTTTTCTATTACATTAATAAATATAACGAAACTGAAAAAAGTGTATGACAAATAAGATATAGTTTTAGAAGTTTTATTGAAGTTTTATAATAAAAAGCTTGACTTTGTCATTAGGAATAACTATATTATAGTATGAGTGGCGTTGAAATAGACGGCTTTTTCCTTTGTGATGATTGTGAAGAAGAACTCTTTGAAGAAAATAATTAAAAAAAAGCTTGACATTTACAAATAGTATTTGTATATTATAGTGTTATGATAATGATAAAGGAAAACGAAATGATTGAAAATAATGAAACGATTACAACTGATACCGAAGGTATTTATATGAGAGATTTTGCTGATACGAAAGTTCCAAGAGCTTTTGGTTTTGACAATAGGACATTTACTATGAATGTCTATCAATATGCACACAATCCTATGGAATTGTATGAAGCTAATACTAATCAACCGGCTGTTAGGTTGGAAGACTATGAAGCTCCTTACTTTGAACAAGCTTTATATAAGGGTATTCCTATGATGTATAGATGGAATGCTGTGGTTAGAACTATGATGAAGACTGGCAATTATAGAATTAAGTATAGGGGTTGTAGCAAAACACATTACGGCTATGTAAGAGCTCAAGGTTATTGTTTGGCTGAATACGCCGATACCTTTGCTATTTATCCTAAGTAATTAGATTCGTGGGTTTTCGGTGACTACGATAATTTGGAACCGAATTGGGTTATGTAGTGTTTCACGATATTAGAAACAACCTTTGGTGATTTGGCGTAAATCACCTGCAGATTTTGTTTCGCATTTTGTCTCCTTTCATTACACAAAAAACCCCCGATGTCGAACCGGGGGTTTTTCTTATCTTGTGTTGATTTTATAATCTAACCTTAGTCTGCAAATGCTGCTCCTGTTGGTTGAACTACGAAATCTAAGACTATGAATTCAGCTGTTCTGGTTGGTTGTATGAATATCTGACCAACTAATTGGTTTCTATCCACAACATCTGGACCATTATTACTTTCGTCCATTACAATCCTAAACGCTGTCAATCCTGAGTTTGCTTGAACTTGCTCTAAGAAAGGATTTACAAGATTCAAGAAACGATTTCTTGTTGCATTGTTGTTTTGTTCAAACACTAAGAATCTTGAAGTAGATGCGATAAACTTACGAAGTCTAATCAACAATCTTCTTACATTGATTCTATCTAATGCACTTGGTTTTCCTTGTAGAGTTTTCTGTCCAAACACTACTACACCTTGACCTGGGAAAGTTGCGATAGGATTAATACGATTTTCGTATAATTCATCTCTTTCCGCATGCGTTAGCCTTGTTTGAGCTTCTGTTACATTTTGTAAACCACCACGATTCAGACCTGCTGGTGCGAACCATTCGTGAGCTACTCTATCAGTATTTGCATATACACCTGGCAATACTACTGATGGTGGAACCCAAGTTGGTTTGTTTTTAACTTCATCAATTACTTTAACCCAAGGATAATATGTTGCTACATAATTACTATCCAATGTTTTAACATCAGCTACTGCATTGTCTATTGAACGACCATATACTGACCCGTCCATAATATAGAAACAATCTGCTCTATCTTCTACTTTTGAAATAGCGTGATTTGTTACGCTTGGATGTATTGAGTGGATAATACCTGGTGTTACCAACAAGTTAATATCGAACTCATCTGGATTGGATACTGCATTGATTGCTCGTTTAAATGCTACTGAACCACTTGAAAGTGATGTAGTAAAATCAAATCCTTGTGAATTAGCTGCAGTTATTGCTGAACCAACTGATGCTGTTACTGCTGGATTTAATCCATCAAAACCACCTTGAAACGGTACAACGAACTTTCTCTGGTCTTTGTGAGAAAGTGCTAATGTAATTTTCTCACTTGCGTCAGAAAATGTTGTTCCTAATGTGGAAGCGTCTGCGTGTCCTAATTGATTTTCTAAACTCATAGTAACATTACCTGTTGTATTACTAATACTCAATGGTAATGGTGCTAAATATTGTTTGTTAGTTTCTCTATCAAAATCAAAACCATAGAATACATTCGCATCAAAATTTCCAGACTTATTTAATTGTCCTTCGTTGAAGTTTCCTTTAAATGAAGCTGAAGGAATTGTTGCTAATGAATCAAGTGATGGTTTAAATCTATCGTCAAGTGCTAATGTTGAGTTGTGTGGTGATGATACTGCTCCGAATCCCATAGGAACTAATCCTTTTGAAATTCCAACTAAGCTAGTATAATCACTAATGTAAATAAACTTAGATTGATTTGGATAATCACCATTAGTGGTTAATTTTCCATTTGAATCAATAGTTACATATCTATCACCAATTTTTCTTGGTAAATAGTTTACTGAATCCTCATCAAAATTACAATTTTGGAAGCTTTCTAAGACTTCATTATCGTTGTTTTGACCTGGATTGTTTCTTCTAAGTTCAATAGCAAAGTCACCATAATCACTTCCTGCTACATCTACTGGCTCTCTAATATCACGTATTGCTAATTTAAATTTTGAATTTTGAGCGTCTCCGTGTGAACGAGTATTTACTTTAAATAAACTTGTTCTTGAACCACCAACTAATTGTGATTGTATTGAAGGTGTTGTAGCTACCTTGTAGTCAAATAAGAAACTATTTGTACTACCACTAGCTATACTTGCAGATACATTTAAATCCATACCACCCATTGTTTGAACATCCATATAATTTTTATATAAATATACGCCCTTTTCGGTAGTTAATGGGTCTGAACTAAATACTTTGTCAATATATTCTGCTGAACCTGTGTTAAATGAGAACGAGTGGGTATCGAATCCACCTGAACCATTTGTTACTTTTAATGTGGATGAACTCCAACTACTACTTACTGAAAATGAAGCACTGGATGCCCCATCTAAATCAAGTGTAAGACCGCCTGCTGACGGCTTTAATACTGCTGCTATTTGGTGTTGATTTGTTGAACCACCAAATGAACCCGACAATCCCAATGCTATAAAGTCATTTTGATATCCGCCAAGTCCTAGTACACGAACGATTGTTACCGTTCCTGCGCTTCGTAAGTATTCCTTTGCTGTAAAAGGAACATAAAAATTCTGGTTTTCGCTACCAAATATCTCTTCAAACTCCGCAAAATTTCTTACTTGTGTTGGAACAAATGCTGGACCTTCTTCTGTTCGTCCAATTAATGCTGCTCCAATTTCTGAAATTCCTTGTGGTAAGAAAGATAAATCTTTTTCTCTGGTAAATACACCAGGACTTACTATTCTCTCTGCCATTCGATTTCTCCTAAATGTGTTAATCGTTGTATATAAATATCATATACAAATCTCAAAATTCACTACCAAGACTAACTATTTTGTTGGTGTGAAGACGCCGGTTTCTGGATTAAGATTACCTGCTCCATACTTTTCATTTAGTTCACTTACTAGCTCAGTTTCTTGTGATTGTATTTGAACATACTCGGTTTCTAAACGAAGTTTGTCATTTTCAATCTGTTCCAATCGTTGTTCGGTTTGCATACGAGCAACTTCAAGTTTACCTAACATTAACTCAGTATTGGAATAAGAATCTTTTAAACTCTGTAATGAACTTAATTCTTCTTGTGTGAATTTAATTTCTTTTTTCTTTGCCATTATAACTCCTATTTTGGTTTAGTAATAAATATAAAACTATTTGTTCAAACAATCACAATTCTCTTCTATTTTTTGAACTTTTTTCTGTAATTCTTTTATTGATTCTATCAACAACGGAACAATCTTTTCATATTTAACTGCTTTATATCCCGTTCCCCTTGTTGTTACCAATTCTGGTAAAATCTCTTCAATTTCTTGTGCAACCACACCAACATCTTTTCCTGTATATGTTGATTGATTATCGTTCCATACAAATGTATAACCACCAATTTTGTCCATTTTTTCTAATGGATTCTCAATAGGTGTAATATTGTCTTTAAGTCTTCTATCTGATGAACCAAATGCGATAACATCACCACTTGCTTCAATTATTGAACCCGTTATATTTCCACTAGCTGATACGTGTCCTGTAATCTCTACTCCAACTGCTGTTACACTTAATCTTTCGGTATTGTTAATGTGTGTATTGACTTCATTTGATGTATCAAATTTAATATATTCTTGGTCTGTTGCTGTTCCGATTTTTGTTAAACTTGAATTGATTAAAGAAGTAATAGTTGTTTGAGCTGCGGTGATTGCTATGTCGTTTGCGTTAGCTGTAATTCCATCACCACCAATAACATTTAAGGTTCTTGTTGCGGCAATTGTTCCACCACCAGTTAATCCTGTTCCTGCTGTTACACTTACTCCACTATGGTCTATGTGTTCGTTTGCTACAAATCCACTTAAGCTATCGTGAACAATCTCACCATCTGTGGTTGTTATTTCATTGGCGTTTGCAGTTATACCTGTTCCACCAACAACATTGATAGTTCTGTTTGCTGCGATTGTTCCACCACCTGTTAATCCGGCACCTGCTATGATACTTACATCGCCGTGAGCAACGTGTTCATCTGCGACGAAGTTTGCTAAACTATCGTGGTCAATTGTTCCTTGTGTTGCTGTTCCAACCACACCCAATAAACTTGAACCACTAATAATTGAACCCGTTATATCATTTCCTACAAATATACTATTTGTTGTTGTGATGTCGGTCGGTGCACTACCAGTAATTAGTAATGAACCTGTAAATATATGTGTATCGAGTGTATCATCACCAAATATAGTTGAACCACTTAAGAATGACTGAGTCATATGGGTTACTGAAGAACTTACGATATAATTTTTTGCTATAACATCGCCCTCTGTGGTGATATCGCCTGTTGCTGTAATGGTAGCTGCTGCTACATTACCAGTTGCAGTTACACTATCTACAAAAGCATCTTTCCATCTAACACCTGTTGCACCTAAATCTACATCACTATCGGATTCTGGTCCAAAAATATTGTCACCCAAGTAAACCTGTTCAGTATTATCTGCGTAGAAATGTATTTCGTTTGGTGTTTCAAAATCTATTTTTGTTTGGTCATCTTCACCGATTTTAATATCAGTTGCTAATAAAGATGTAATGGTTGTTTGGGCTGCTGTAATTGCTATATCATTTGCATTAGCCGTTATACCATCACCGCCTATCACATTTAAAGTTCTGTTTGCAGCTATCGTTCCACCACCTGTTAAACCAGTTCCTGCTATAACACTTACTGAGGTGTGGTCGATGTTCTCATTTGCTACATATCCACTTAAAGAATGTATATCAATCGTTCCTTGTGTTGCCTGAGCAACCGATGCGGAAATTTCGGAACCAGTAATTTGTGTTCCTATAAGAATTGATGCGGAGATTGTAGAACCAGTAATCGCTCCTAATGTGGCCACTCTACTACCACTAATTATTGAATCTGATATTAAATTACCCGTTAAGGTAAGTCCTGCGAATGTTGGTGTGCTTGATGCCGCTACTGCCTGTCCGATTGCTACATCATTTGCATTAACGGTAACACCTGTTCCGGCTCCTACTGCAAGAGTTCTTGTTGCAGCAATTGTTCCGCCACCTGTTAGTCCGGCACCTGCGGTAATTGTTACACTTGTATGGTCTATGTTCTCATTTGCCACATATCCACTCAATGAATGAATATCAATTGTTCCTTGTGTTGCTGTTCCAACCACACCTAATAAACTTGAACCACTAATATTTGAACCTGTTCCAGCGCCGACTGCGATATCTCTTGTGGATGCTATTGTTCCACCACCCGTTAAACCTGCTCCTGCAGTAATACTAACTGATGTGTGGTCTATGTGTTCGTTTGCTACGAAATTTGTTGTAGAGTCGTGGTCTACTTGTGCGGAACTACTAAATAAAGTATTACTTAGTTCTGATTCTGCAGTAGTTACCCTTGTAGAGAAACTCGCACTTGGTGCAGTAAATGAACCACTAATATTTGATGCGATTTGAGCTGAACTCGAGACTACATTATCACCTGTGGTTCTTAAAACCGTAGAATCTACTGCAAAACTTCTATTTGCAGCTATCGTTCCACCGCCTGATAATCCATCTCCTGCTGTTAGTGTTACTGATGTATGGTCTATGTTTTCGTTGGCCACGTAACCACTCAATGAGTGGATATCGATTGTTCCTTGAGTAGCTTGAATAACTGATGCTGAAACATTTGCTGCTGTCATACTTCTAACGACTTGCACGTTACCAAATGAACCCGTAGAAGTATTACTTCCACTAATGTGTCCACTTGCCGTAACATTAGTTACTGCTAAATTACCCGATAGTTGTTTTCCCTTAATATTTGCCATAATTCTCTTATATTTTTCCTACTTATAAATATCTAACTATTAAATTTACCAAATCCTACGACCTCATCATCTGATTCTAATGAGTATCCTAAACCTGATGTGTTTAATCTTAACTCTAAATTAGTTGATGTTTTTTGTTGTATTGTTAATGCGTCTCCCTCAATCAACATACCATTTACAAAAAACATAAAATCTTCTTCACTTGTAGTTGTTAGTCCACTTGGTGCTGATGCTGTTATCGCGGTAAAACTTGCAGTTGCAGAATTTGTAATACTTCCTGTATGTGCAAATGACTTTCTAATGTAAGTGTTTTTATCAAAAGCACCAGTAGATATAAAGTATTGTTTTGCCGCATTTTCAGTTGGTAAAGAAGTTGTACTACTGCCAGCCAATGAAGTATCATTTGATATTTCATCTACTTGATACCCATTTAATTTAAATGAACCCGTTATATCAACACTACCTGTCAACATATGTTTATCGTCTGTAGTGTCTCCGAATATACTTGAACCACTTTCAAACAATGTGAAAGATTCACTAACACTTGCTTCAATCTTTGTTGCATTTAGTGTTCCGTTTAGTGTCATATTTCCACTACCAGTTAGTTGATTCGTTACGACTATACTACCTGTGTGTGAAACTAAACTTGCTGAACTACTAATGAATCCATCACCCAAAAATAAGTTACCAATTTTTACTACATTTGAACTCGTTACATTTGAGAACTGAACATTTGAACTCGTAGAAACTGCTTGTCCAATTCTCAATACAACATTTCTTGAGTTCTTTAAAAAAAAGTCTTGTGATTCAAAAACATTACTATCAATACTTCCTGTAACACCTGTTGGTGTTTCGATTGTTATTGGGTTTTTAAGTATAAATTTAGGAACACTCATTATCGTCCCTATGAATTAAATTTACCAATTGCTAAAATTTCGTCATCACTTTCTAATGTATATCCTATACCACTTGTGTTAACCTTTAATAAAAAGTTGGAACCTGCTTGCTGTATTGTTAAAGCATCGTGTTCCATATATTGCCCATTAATAAAAAATATAAAATCATTTTCACTTGTTGCTGTATATCCTGTTGGTGCGGATGCGCTTGCAACACTACTAAAACTTGCCGTTGAAGCATTAGAAACACCGGATGATACTTTTACAAATTGTTTTCTTAAATATCCTGAAACGGTTGTTGTGTTTGCTTCAACATAAGTTTTTACTGCATTCTCCGTTACTAATGCAGTTGCACTTCCATCTGTTAAACTTGTGTCGTTTGATATCTCGTCTACACTATATCCATTTAACTTAAATGAACCCGTTGTCTGTGCACTACCTGTAAATTCGTGTTTATCATCTGTTGAATTACCAAACTTTGTTGAACCACTTTCAAACAATATTGAAGCAGAAGTCATTACGGTATGGAATTCATTGGCGGTTAGTGTTCCGTTGATTGTGGCATTTCCTGCTACGGTTAAATTACCCGTAGTAACTAATGAACCCGTAATATCTATACTACCACTTATACCCGTTGTAGTGTATTTTGTTGATGAATCTCCAATTTGTAAAGCACTACTTGCTGTTACTTGATTAAATGTAACACTATCGGTAGTTCCTACTGGTTGTCCAATAGATATTGCCTGCGTTAGTGCGTTTGAGCCATCAAATGAAACACCCGTATTGGATATCGTTACACCCGTTCCTTGTGTAAATGTTAATCCCTCAGTTACGGATATTGAAAATAAATCTTTTGTTGGGGCTCCACCCTCAACTGCTGAATTGTCTGCCAATGAAACTCTACCTGTTTCATCTACCAATGTGGTATCGGCATTTTCTCTCATTATAATTTTTTTAGGTGTAAGATACTTTTGTGTTGTCGTATAATTGTTGTATGATTCAGGTAAAATATATCCGAATAAATTTACTGTAAATGTTGTTTTTATAAGTCTTTCTGCTTCCATTTCAGAAGCGTCTGTATAACTTTCTATTTGAGTTCTAAATCTCATCTTACCTGGTTCACCCCAATAAGAACCCTCAGAATACATTATCTTTTCAATAATTTTATTCATTTGCTCAATGTATGAAGTCCAAATTGTAAACTCATAAGTCAAAGTTACGTAGTCTGGCATTGTTACATTGTAATATTCTCTACCTGGTGATAGACCTTGTTGGATACTGAATTTGTCGTAACGATTAACTTGTGAGTATTTTTTCTGAAATGAGTAGAAGTTTCTTGGTTTGTTCGCATCTAACTTGTCAATTGGAATGTCTTGATTTTTTTCCATTGCTGTTCTCTTAAATGCAATTAATGGAACAATAACTTGATTCTGTTTATCCCTTATAAATCCATTCTTTTGAATTGATACCCATCTTTCTGGTGATGCGTATAAACAAGGGACCTTTACCTTTTCTTTGTTTTCCTCTACTTCTGGCTTGATTACATTATTAAAATAGAACAAGATAGAACTATCCATATCCATAAGACCAACTGATACATTTTTTACATCATCCTTTACGGCAGGCGAATTACGACTGACTTTGGTCCCACGATTAAATTCCAATCGTTGACTTCTTGGTATTGGTTTATTTCTTGCCATTAGAAACCTCGTTGTTGTTCAATATTTGTTATTGATAATCTTGTTAGATGTGCAGTTGCTATAATAGAGTGATTGTTGTCTGTGTTTCCACCTACTAATTGGTTTTCGTTGAACGCATTGATTTCAAAATAACCATCATTCCAATTTACTATATCACCAATTTCTGGTCTAAGGTCTACTTCAACCAAATAATCTCTTTGGAATGCAAATACGACGTTTTGTCTTTTATCTGGTCCAAACTCATCCGTATTGAAGTCAAAGTCTTCTGCGTCTACAAGACAAGGTAATTGAACACCTGGCTTATAAACTTTGCCTTCAGCTGATTCTCCATACATATTGGATTCGGTATCATAAACTGAAACCTTATATACAATTACGGTTTGGTTTATAATTCCATCTTTACTTAAATTTGGTTCACCTAATAATTCTCTATTAAATTTATCTATGGTGTCCAAGTCTTTCTGTGGGTAATAACGACTTGCCATTTATTTATCCTATATAAATTGGGTAAGGAACTTTCTTCAATGTTTCTTGTTCAAATTCACTCTCATCTCGCTTAGCTTCCATAAGTGCTTTACGACTTGTTTGTTCAAGATTCTCTCTCAATTGTTCTATTAATTGTTCTTTTTCCGCTGCTGCCTCAGCTCTCAATGTATCCCCATCCAATGAAACTTCAGAGTTTGGAATTGGAATAGTTCCGTATTTAGAACGAACAATACCCAATAGTTCTTTTGATAATGCTAATGAGTATTTTCTTATCCATTGTTTACCAACATCATTGATTTTATTGTAAACCATATTATCATATCTTACATTAGAATAATCAGATACTACATCCGCAGAACCACTATATCGTGTTCTTAAAGGATTATCTCTATCATCTGTTAGTATATATTCTACCCATAATGAACCTGATTGGGTTGGAACTGGAAATACTCTTAATTGATTATTACGAATTTCAAATGAATAAGCAGATTTTCTAATCTGGTCATTAAATTCAATTGCTTGGACTCTCAGTAAGTCTGCAAAAATTGGCTGTAATACGAAAGTAATTGCTGGTGATTGATTTCCAAAACCAAATCCATCCAACATATTATATGTTCCTTGACCTGTACCCGCGTACGGGTCAAAGTATCTCGTTACTGCTGGACTTGCTTCATAATGAACTCTTTTAACTTCAATTGATTGTCCAGAATGACTTACTTCACTAATTACATTATTTAAATCATAAACTTGACTTCCAGAATTTATAGATACTGCGGTTCTTTTAAAATCTACCGTACCACCAACTTGTGCTTCTTGTCCATATTCTTCCGAGATAAAAATTACCTCAGATAAAGTTGATTTAACTCTTTTGTGAGTAAAGTTTGAACTTGTTGCTTGTCCTCTTAGATTTAATAAGTTGTCACGAATGTTAAATTGATTAACTTGTGCAGAATATTCTGATATTGATTCTTCTAAACAAGCATAAAATTGCGTATCTTGCATTTCAACTGCGGTTATTGGATAACCAAGTCTTTGCGCACACCATTTTGCAACTTTTGGTGCTTCTGTTTGAAAGTCTGAATCAGTATCGTATAACCCAAATGGTGTGGAACCACTTGCCGCAGAACCACTTCCTGGCCATATTGCTTCTTGAGCCATTTAAATCTCCTATTAATAGTGTAATTGTATATACATTAATAAATATCATTTTTTCATATTTTGTATAAAAAAACCCCCTATAAAAATAGGGGGCTTTTCATTACTATGTAATCAGTTTCAGGACTGATTAATTAGTTATTATGCTAATGTCGGTACACTACCAACTGCGTCAACGATTAACTCGCCTGATACTATCCAAACTGCGTCTACTGCACAATGAAAGTCTAAGTAACTTCCAATGTTAACATCATCCACAACTGTAATAGCTGCTGTTGCTGCTGTTACTGATACAACATCACCATCACCGGCTGCATTACCTGCAACTTTAGTTGATATATTACCAACGAAACTATCACTTCCTGCTTTTGTGAATACTCTATCACTACCTGCTTGTTCAACTGTCCACAATACTCTAATGTGTCTTCCAGCTGTTGCTGCGGGCATAGTCACTACTCTACTTGATGCTGCATTAACTGCAAAGTCTACAAGACTTGTTGCTGCTAAAATTTCTGTAGCTGCGTCAACAGTTATTCTTTGAATTCCTGTCATAAGTGGTGCAGAACTAAATGTGTTAACACCTGATAGTGTTTGGGCGTCTGATAAAGTTACGATTGAATCACATAAATTATCCATATAATTTGCATTTGATTCTCTTAGTTTACTTTTCAAACTTACTTTTGCTTGATTTGCCATTTTTTTTCTCCATGCGTCAAGGGGATTTCCTGCTTCCCTCAACCTTTAATTGTAGATTACAATACCCACGTCATCCGTCGCCAGGGCTGGAAATAATCTCTGTATATAAGTATCATATAAACAAAAAACCCCTAACTTAATAGGGGTTTTTCGTATGCTTATTCAGCTTTTAGTATTAATTGAAAATGTTAACTTACACGAAGTTTACATCTGCAACTATGACTTTACCATAGAATTCTGGACGAACCATTTTCTTGGCGTATCTAGTCATCACACCTTTTCTTGGCGTGAAGTTTTTAGGGTCATATACTAACGGTGTCATAATCATTGGAACATATGGAGCGTAAACCGCACCTGTTTCAAGGAAGTTAGCGCCTCTAAATCCTACAAGGATTTGATTCTCTAACATATAAGGGTTTTTATAAACAGTGTATCTGTTGTTAATTGCCCCTACTTTTTGTACACCCATAGCGAATTGATTTGTGTTAGCGTCGCCATCAGCACCTGTTGCATATCCTGGAATTGATTCAAGGATTGTTGCAGTTTCTGGTGATACTACAATAAAGTTAGCTCCACCTCTTAGTGTTTTCTGATGAATTGCATTACTTACGCTTTGAATTTTGTTTCCAAGTGTTTGGAACCATTCATTCTTAGTGTAAGCATTTGAAGCACCACTTGATTCTACGAATCCACCATTTGATGAATTTGCGCTTGAATCGTATTCAAAACCAACTCTTGCTGACCAGTTTTCTGTTTTAGCTGAAGCGTTTGACATCAACATATCAAGAATTTCTAAGTCAATTTCCATTGAAATGTACTCACTTAATAGTGATGTTAGTTCTGCTTCGGCATCAACTGAATGGTATGCATTTAAGTCTTGAGCAAGTTCTGGAGTCCAGACTGCTTTTAACTTACGAGTTTTGGCTATGATTGGAATGCTCTTTAACGCAATGTCTAATTCTGGTATATCGATATCAGTTTCAGGGTTTGCGTCTACTTGTGCATTTGTTGCTTCAAAATCAGTTCTTGTATAGTTGGTTACCGGCTGTTTGTGGTAAGCGACTGAAGCACTTAATGGTGCTGTTGCTACTGATTTTTTAACAATAAAGCTAATTTCAGTTTCTGCTGAATTTATCTTTGTGTAAGCTGGGAAGAATTCATCAAAACCAGAACCTGAGATTGAGAATGCTCTCACTCCCTCTTTATCTGGGTTTGTGTATGCTTCAATACCAGTTGTAATTTTAACTAAACCATTGTCAGCTGATGTACCTAATGCTACTGATGCTGAAAGGTCTGGTTCGAAATCAACATCTGACCAAGAAACTGAACCAGTTGTGTACTGGTCAGCATCTGTGTTAGATGCGTGAATACGTAATGTATCGCCTGTTGTAGCGTCATTTATAGAATATCCGAATTTACCGGCTCCATATAAACCACCACTTGCGTCAACATTAGAACCTGATGTGTTACCATATACGTCACTTGCTTTAGTATGGTTACCTGTTTGGGTTGTACCATATTTAAAATCAAGATAGAAAATCAGACCAGAAGGTAAGTTCATTGGTTGAACTGACACAAATTCTTGTGCTGCTAATTCACCAAATATTCTTCTTACTAATGGTAAGGCTACACCTGACCATTCTTCTGCATTCTGTCCACCAGTAACTGAAGCTTCTTGGATTAACTGTCCTGCTTGATTTTCAAGCAATACTGCCATTCCGTGAACTTTAGTTTCGTCTTCTAAACCTTCTAAAAGACCTGTTGGTTCCCATTTTGATACTAACTGACGAGTTTGTTCTAATAGTTGTCTTTGTGGATTATATCCGTCCATTAATGACTCTATTGAATTTAATTTACTCATTTTAGTCTACTCCTTAAAGTATGTTTGCTAATTTCTTGAATCTTGCTTTCATTTCAGCTCCTTCTGACAAAACTTCAGCTTTTGCTGGCTTTGTAGAAGCAACTGGTTTTGAACTTGAACCTTTAGAAACTGCCTCACTTAATTTAGAAGGTCTTTTAAATGATTCTGCTAATGTAGCGTAAACCAATTTAACCTCTCTTAAGTTTGAAGTTCTGTCAAAGTTTTCGACAACTTTGAGTTTTTGTTCGTTGTTCAATCCAAATGCCCTAAACAATTTGTTCGAGAACAATAGTTTAGCGTTCAATAAATTAACTTCGTTTAATTTTGCTCGCATGAATTTTACTACACTACGAGTTTCTTGTATTTCTTTTTTAAGTTCATCCACTTTGTCTGCTTCTTCTTCAGCGTCTTCTTCTTCAGATAGTGCTTTTAAGACTTCGTCTAAGTCAAGGTCTTCTTCATCCTTGTCTTCCATTTCGTCTTTGTCTTCAACTTCCTTAACAACGTCGTGGTCGCCAAGTTCGTCTCCTGCTTTCTTATCTGAACCTTCAGATTCAGGACCTTGTCCTACTGATGATGAGTCATTTGCTTTATCAGCAACCTTGTTGTCAGCTTTTCCAATTTCTGATGATACGTCATTTTCATCGACTTTTTCTTCTTCGTCTTTGTCTTCGACTTCATCTAAGTCATCTTCTTCTGATTTTTCAAGGTCTGCTTCTAATTCAGCTAATACTGATTCTAAATCAAGTTCATCTTCTTCTTCAGCGTCCATTTCTTCTTCTTTGTCCATTTCCATTTCATCTGCGTCCATTCTCATTTCGTCAGCGTCCATTTCCTCTTCTTTGTCCATTTCCATTTCTTCCTCAGCGTCCATTTCACCTTCTTCTTTGTCCATCATTTCCTCGGCATCCATTTCTTCCTCAGCGTCCATTTTCATTTCTTCTGCGTCTTCCATTTCATCCTTGTCCATCATTTCTTCTTCAGTATCTTCTTCTTCTCTCATTTCATCTTCATCTTCCATTTCTTCTTCTTGGTCCATTTCCGATTCGATTTTACGAGATAGCATTGATTTCAAACGTGGTGTGAATGCTTCTTCAAGTGCTATTTTAGCGTTTGCAAGTGCAGTTTCTCTAACTGCTTTTGCGTCAGCAATAGCGTCTTTTAATAAATCATCCATTATGTTTTCCTCTTTTGGATTCAATATAGTTATTGAGAACTATAATTAGATTAGTTTTAATCGGTTACACTATATGATGTACGATAAGTACGATAGTGTATTTATTTAATAATAAGTATCAAGTAAGTAGAAAAAAAACATACAAAGTGTGTATATTTTTTAATCTTCTTGATTTTTTAATTTTTCGTATTTAGCTCTTAACTTTGTTTTATTCTTTAGTTCTCTTTTAATTGCCGATGGCTTTTTGTAAAAGGAACGTTCTCTTAATTCAAACATTATATTGCTGTCTTTAACTTTACGTTTGAATATTTTTAGTGCTTGTTCTACTGATTGTCCTTTACGGATGTGTACTTTTAACAACCTTTACTCTCTTTCTTTTATTTTTTTGAATTTTTGTAAGCTTCGTGTGCTCTTGTTAGTAAATATATTAAGTCGTGGTGAGTATCTGCTTGGTCTTGTTTTTTAACTGACCTTTCTAATGACTTTACCGCATCTTTTAAAAGTATAACATCTTTTCTTAACAAGTTGTATCCCATAGGTGAAACCTGGTCTCTTTTATCATTAGTGTTAAATGAATAAGAGATTTCTTTTACGGGTTTTACTTCTTCACGAAAATATCTTTTGTATTGTTTTTTTAAGTTTTCCATTTTATAAAAATCCTAATAAATCGTCTAATTGTCTTAATGCTTTACTTCTACCATTCATAGCTGCAATAATCATTAATGAACTTCTTCTTCTGTCTCCAGCTTCTATCACATCTAATAAATCGTCTGCGTCAAGTTTATGTTTTTTTAGAAACTTATTAACATCATTTGATGATTTACCAAGTATACCTGATACTTTATTTAAATCATTTTCATTTAAGTTTTCTTGTTTTAATGCGTATGCTTTTCTGGTATCTTCAAGTGTTGGTAATGGCTCACCAAACTTTCTGTCCCATACTTTTGATTCTTTTAATAGTGATTTAAGTTTCATTATCTTTTACCTTCAGCTTTTGCTTTGTAGTTTTTATCTACATAGTTGAAGAATTTCTTTTTCTTTTCATCAGAACCTAATTCGTCTGGTGATGAAATTCCAAATTTCTTCATTGCTTTTTGGAAGAACTCTTCATAATCACCTTCTTTAATTGTTGAACCATATTCTTCTTTATCACGAACATCTCTATCGTTGTCATCGTGTCCTGGAATATGTGTTTCAGGAATATCATAGTAACGATTTAAGATACTACCCATATCTTCATACAATCCAGCTAATCTTTGTTGAACTGATGATGCTTCTTCAGCGATTTTTGAAAATGATTTTGAGTGATTTGTTAATTCTTTCATATTACGACTTACCGTAACTTTGTCAAACCAATCTTCAGTTTCTTGAACCGTATGTGTTGCTGCCATTTCTGCTATCTTAGATAGAGATTTTGCAGTTTCTTTTAATGATTGTTGTTGATAAAGAGCTTCCCCTAACTTGTTGTAGTTTTGTAAAGCTTCTTTAACTTGGTTTGGTGATACTTTTTGTGTTTGTTCACCATATTTTTCTTTTACTATTTTAGATAAAGAACTATATCCTTGATTAATTGCTGGTGTAGAAACTACCCCACCAACTATTGAGAAATTCTCTTTTACTAAATCTTTTAACTTTGCCATTTTATATTCTCCTTGTTAATAAATATAAGTTAATTCTTTTTTCGTCTTCCATATTTGTTAAATCTATCTCTTAAATCATAGTATAATTGTTTTAATACACCTCTTTTAGAAAAACTTGAATCTTTAATGTTTCCGTCTTTGATACTTCTGACTAAGTCAAACTTATCATATTTATTGTTTTTCATATCTGAT